TCTTCGTAATTTTTTATGTATTCGTCGTAAAGCATCACATGTCTCGAGATATTTACCCTCTGGCATCTGGTCCTTTGCCTCGTCAATGGTGGTCATCACTATGATTAGATCTTTATCTACTGCCATAAAGTAAGGTGATAATTTTTCTTTAGGTACCTTAAGAGATGTACTTCTATTTGATTATTGCAATTTTCATTCTCATCGTGGTGATGCAGAATAAGACCAGGGGTATGAAACATTCCATAGAGAAATTGGTTAGGCAATCTGCTCGGTATGCAACGGCAGCGCAGCAAGATAAGTCCCCAGTTATAGCCGTGCTTCATGCGAACTACGCCGCCGCTTATCTGTACGCTCTCAAGGATATCGCCACAGAGTCCCAAATTCACAATGCGACTGGTATTGATGTGAAGAAATTTAAGGAGCACGTACTCAATGTTCAAGATATGGTGACTAAAAAGACTACAGAGACTTGTCCAGAATTTGCGGGACAGGTTGATATTTATCTCGCAGAAATTGGAGGTGAAGCATAATGAAAACCTAAGTAATTGTTTAAACTTTTGAAAAATAAGAACTAAAAATGGAAGTCATTCGTGATCAACTGTGGCAAGAGTGCTTGGTCGATGCAGTCAAGATGCATCGTCTCAAGGAACCTGATGAGAGATGCTACAAACTCGCTGATGCAACATGGAAGTGTAAGATGGCTTACAAAAGGCACAAAGACAAAAAGGATCAACGACAGGTTATCATGATCGATAAACCCCCCGAGCCGACAGTGACCCAACGTTCACAAACCAAAATTTGCTGTGCAACTACACTGTCAGGAAAGCCATGCTCTTTCAAGGCAGTTTGTGGTGACTACTGCAAAAAGCATAGGATTGATAAGGAAGTTATCGGAAAGAAAATCCCAGTGTATAGTAAATGAATCTAGATCAGGAAAGTCTTAGACCTGTAATAATAGCGATGGCTTTATATCTCGCAATTAGTGTTCTCGTCCCTCGCATCATAACCAAACCCACCGGTTTCCAACCCCTTGACGATCTCGTAATGACTATCATCGCTCAACGAGGTTCACTCATGAGTGGAACTATCCTTATTGGTCTCGTTGTTCTTGGGACCAATTACATTCAGGATGAACTCCTGTAAAACGTTTTCCTTTCCAACTAGTTTTTTAGTGTGTTCGTGATCCATATGGCGAACACGGTTATCATAGGCGTGTCTCATGAACTCCAAGAGTTGGTCAAAATTAGGTTTTCCCCAAGTCATTCCTTTCTTGAATAGAAAATCATCATTCTCCAATTGTTCAAGTTCACAATCGATTGTATAAGGCGTTTTAATATATTCTGATGCTCCACCGTAGTTTGTTATAATGACAGCTTTATCACGGAGTGCTGCCTCTACTGCACCCATACCAACACCCTCAGAATGTGAAAAACTTACGTAGCAATCACATCTATCATGAATAGCATTCATATCTTCATCTGATACGAGTCCATTAATAACTTCAACACGAGGTAGTTTTATATCTACATCACGTAAGGCGGTTGCTTTTACAACAAGGCGACTCTTAGGTTCATTGAGTCTAATGAAAGCCTGTAGAATATCTTTGAATTTTTTTCGAGGATCCATTATATTTCCAATGTGGTAAAACGTGTATGGACGTTCTATAGGAGGTGGAATGTGGGCATGCACGACGTAAAACTCATTGTCTGGAAATTGACGACTGAGAACTTTTTTACAAAACTCACTCGGAACCGCCACCCTCTTAAATTCATTCATGATGAGTCCATAGTCTTCATGCACAGTTTCAGTTTCACACACAGTCATACAGGCGAGGTTTTTTACTCTACTCTTTGCATACTTGATGTATTCAATATGTTCCCTCGTAGGAATCAAAAAGATGAGACCATGTTCACTTTCAGGAAGTTTTCCCCCAATGATATAGTAATCAGAATCAGGGAGAAAAATATTGACATATTTCTTTGCATGTTGTCCTATACCTGTTAGAAGTTGGGGTCCTATGAATATCATTTAGTATAAAGATAATCTTTCTTTTATATATATAAACATGAGTTCCCTCCGCAAAGAAATTGAAGCTGAGATGACCCGCACCCGCCTCGATAAGGGGCGCCTTTTCGACCTTCTCCTCAAGATTGCCGACAATGCTGGTCCAGGTGGTGTAGGTCCCCAGGGCCCCGCTGGCCCCGCTGGCCCCGCTGGCCCCGCTGGTGCTCAGGGGCCCATCGGTGAATGCAAGTGCGTTCCCAAGGAGGTCGCTCCCAAGGCTGCTGCTCCCAAGGCTACCGCTACTCCCAAGAAGGCTCCTGTGAAGAAGAAGGTTGCTGTTTCGGCCTAAATATATATAAAGTTCTGAGACCCGTTATAAATACATGTTGGCTATCGCACCGCTTCGTATTTACAACACCGCAGAGAAAGACCCTATGAAGAAGCGTGTGAACGCTCGAAAAAACAGGTATGTGATTAATAAACCAGACGCAGACGAACTTCACCAACTTCAGGAACAAATTGCAAAGTATAAGCGTGGTCATGCTAAGCTCAAGCGACTCGCAAGGTGGAATCTACGGTCGACAAAGTCTTCACTCAGAGATGTGCAAGAGACCCTCGAAACGTTGGAAGACCTCTATGGAGACTTGGCTTTCGACGACGAGGAATCCCCATAAATCTCAAGAATATCCCGCACGATTGGGCTTCTCTCAATGTCTGCAAAATCAAATGTTATACACTCAATACGGTTGTGATGCTTACCTTCTAAACGTGACCAAATATCTTTTAGACCATTGTCCTCATACTTCCTGTCATGTTGTTTAGGATCACCTGTGATGATCATTTTACAACCTTCACCTACACGTGTCAACAACATCTTCATTTGATTTGGTGTTGAATTCTGCATTTCATCGGCAATCACAAAAGCATTTTTAAATGTTCTTCCTCTCATATATGCTAAAGGACATATCTCTATGATTTTTTCCTTAATCATATATTGAATATCATTTTGACTGTAAAATTCTCCAAACACATCCATGACAGGTCTCGTCCATGGATCCATTTTTTCTTCTAAAGTTCCTGGAAGGTATCCGATGTCTTCTTCTACTGATACAACGGGTCGGGTTAGAACTATCTTTTTGAAGGTTTTGTCAGCGTATCCAGTTATGGCGGCGTAACATGCTAACATGGTCTTACCCGTTCCTGCCGGACCTATGGCAAATACCATCGATTTACTAATACTATACAGAGCTCTATTGTAATTCTTTTGATTTTCACTTTTTGGTGTTACAGTTGGATGAACGGGTTGAATGTCCATCTCTTCTTCGAAATAGTAGTCAGTTTCATCGTATGACGATGAGAGTGAAAATTTGCGACCCTTTCTACCTCCCATATATTTTACGCAGAAGTTTTATTGACCCACCATATGAAGCCACCTAATAATGAAACTAAAATGGTGATTAAAAGTCCAAATGAATATTTTTTAGGGTTTTCATCTGGAGGTTTTTCGGGTAACCTCTCAACATTTTCATTAAGTCTATCAATTTTCTTTAAAAGTTTTTCCATCGCCATTAGAATTTGAAGTTCACGATCTTTTGGTTTTTCTTTGATATTTTGTGTGGTAATTTCTAGAATCATGTACCATTTGGCATCTGGTTTGAGGGTCAGATAGTCACCGTCATCTTGTTGTTCATACAATGTGAAGTTCAATTTCTTAATCGAAATAGGGTTGAAATAATTTGTATTTTGATTGAAGCGTCTCCACTGTTTGTCCCTCAATATAAAATCATTACTTCCCGAGAAATGACGCTCAAGAGGCACCCTTGCCAAAATTTGTCCGTTTCTTTCATCTAGAATCTGTGCCGTTTTAGGAACCTCTGGACACACTATATCCACAAACTTGGCTACATTTGTGCTCGCACTCGCATTACTTTCACCAACTTGTGTGATGTAAAAATCCACAATCTTGATACCAAGAACTCGACTCATATCTTCGACGTGGGTATTTGATTCTAGAGTGAGATCCAGGGAAAATGTATTGTTCGTTCCACTTACAAAGTTGGAATCGACAACAACGTACTGAACCTTTTTAGGTATGTCGTCGAGAGACATTTCTAATATCACTAGATATTATATTATGATCGCAAAGTTCACGATAGGACTGAATACCGGGTTGGCGGTTTGGGTTTGGTGTGATGTTTTTAAACAGCATAAAAAAAAGGCTGCTAAAGTTAATAAAAAATGATTTATCTCCAGGCTATTCCCCAAGCTATTATCAGTATGGGACCAACATATATTCATAACACCTATCAGTGGTTGAAGATGGCACTTTGGGATGCTCCCTATCGCATTTGGCTTGATGTCGAGCTTGAGAAAATTTCGATCGAACGAAACCTAAGTGTAGAGACTATTGAAGAAAAGTAAAAATGACTGAATTTGTGATTCCCATCAACGATCTTTTTGTGCACTCGAAACGCCCACTCGGAATACCGGGTGTCGCTTCAGACGACCTCAGAATCGCCTTTCTTCGGGCCACAGAACCACTGTGCCCCGACGTCCAACGTAAAATTTGGGAGGAAGTTCTCTACTGCACCGTT